TACTACCCTCCCCGCTCATTAGTGCGGAAAGCTGGCGCATTTCTTTGTAAACGCTGTCCGATTTGTTCGGGAGGTTGACGAGTTGGATTAAGCGCGCCTCAATAGAAGAGGCGACGCGCTGCATCGGCGTCCCGCCATCCCAGTTTTCACGTTGCTTCCAAGAATGCACTGTGGCGGGCTTCAGCCCCAAATGCCGCCCGATGGCGGTAATCTTCCAGCCCTGCCAGTAAAGAGAACGCGCCACAAGGCGCGGGTCTATATTCTGCGCGATTTCGATGTTCTGACGTTTTTCCATTAGCTCAAAAAATATCTTTAATCCCCCGATTTTCGGGCAAATCCGCCCGACACGCCCATTTAGCATGACTTGAAAATCACACGGAAAACCCCCGCCGCTTGCCTCGCTCCGCGCAAATGACAAAATAAAGCGGACAAATATCACAGCAGGCAAAAATGAATAAATTCGCCCAATCAACCAAAGAAAAATTTAGCGACCGATGGTTCTGCATTGGCAAATCAGGTGCAACCGTTGATGGACGCACCATCGAATCCGCTGACCTCATTGCCGCTGCTGCCGCATATGACCCCGAGTTGTACGGCGCGCGCATCAACTTGGAACACTACCGCCCATACAGCCCGAAAAACGACTATTCAGGCTTGGGCGACGTCCTCGAACTCAAAGCCGAAACGACCGACGGCGTGACCCGTTTGTATGCCCGTATCGACCCGACTGAAAAAATGCTGGGCTACATCAAAGACCGCGAAAAAGTCTTCACCTCGATGGAGTTGATGAAGCCGTTCGGCGATACCGGCAAAGCCTATTTGGTTGGTCTCGCGATGACCGACTCGCCCGCCTCGATGGGTACAACAATGCTCAAATTCCGACAAATTGCACCAGACGACCCTAATTTCACCGCCGCATACACACAAATGGAAAGTCAAGATATGCCCCAAGCCGAAACCCAACCGAAAACAGAGAAAAAAGGCATTTTTGCCGTCATTCACGACGCAATGTTCAGCAAAAAACCAGCCGCCCCCGAACAGCCAAGCCAAGAACCGCAGAAAATCGATTACAGTCAAGAAATTGCCGCCCTGAACAAAGAATTGGAGCAATCGGCGCAAATCACTGAAAAAATCGTCGAAGACTACGCGGCATTGCGACAAGAATTCGAGGCATTTAAAGCAAAAGTCGAATCGACCCCTGTCAATGCCGCCGCCGCGCACACCGGCGCGACAACCGTCGCAGATTCCGAATATTGATAACAAAGTAAAGGCGAAAAATGCACCCATACATTCAGCAATACATCAATGCCGTCGCAAAAGCCAACGGCACAACCGCCGCAGGTATTGCGCGACAATTCAACGTACAGCCCGCCGTATCTCAAAAAATGCGCGAAGCGGTACGTCTGCAATCTACTTTCTTGCAGAAAATCAACATCATCAGCAAAACCGAAATTGCCGGTTCCATCATCGGTTTATCGACTGGTTTGAACGCCTCTCGTACCGATACAAAAAACGGCGACGGCAGCGTTCGCCGCCAACCCAAGCCATATCACAACCTGAGCGACCGCCAGTATTTGTGCAAAAAAGTCAATTTTGACACTCAAGTCAGCTACGACGACATGGACTCTTGGAGCGCCCACCCCGAATACGTCAAGCTGATTAATAACCAGCTCGTCAAATCCAAAGCCTTGAGCCTGATTGCCATTGGCTTCAACGGCACGTCTGCCGCTGCGACCACCAACTTTGCCAGCAATCCGCTCTTGCAGGATGTACAAAAAGGCTGGTTGCAACACCTGCGCGAAAATGCAGCGACAAACGTCATGGGTGGAACTGCGAATGCAATTGAAATCGGTACAGGTAAACCGTACACCTCAATCGACCATCTCGTTACCGACGTGATGGAAAACCTGATTGACGAAGAGTTCCACGACATGCCGGGCATGACCGTTATCTGCCATCAATCTTTGTTGTCTGAAAAATACTTCGCAGTCATCAAAGAAGCAGGTAATAAGGCAAGTGAGCTGCGTCCAGCCGACATCATCATGAGCGAAAAACGCTTGGGCGGTCTGCCGGTCGTTACCGTGCCATATTTCCCGAAAAATACCCTGCTGGTTACGCCGCTGGAAAATCTGTCGATTTACTTCCACAAAGGCGGCCACCGCCGCAAATTGGTGGACGAGCCTGAATTTGACCGCATCGCAGACTACCAATCGGAAAACATCTGCTATGTCGTCGAAGAGTATGGCGCAGCGGCTTTGGTGGAAAACATCAAAATCGCCAAATAGCAATCAGGCGCAAATCGTCTGACTGTATCAAAGGTCGTCTGAAACGAGCTTCACCCCGTATGGGTTGCGGCGATTGAGTTTCAGACGACATCACAGAAAGAAAAATAATGACACCCGCCCAAGCACATAAACAACAAGTTTTGGCCGAGCAAGCCGCGCAAAACGGAGAGGACATCAATGCCGCCGAACCGTACCGACGCTTGCTGGCTACCCTCAACGCCGACCGTGCCGTATTGAGCCAAATCAAAGCGGTTTCCGATAAAGTCCAAGCCAAAAAAGGCATGGTTTTGAAATATCTGCCGTGGCTCGAAGATGTGTACCAAGCAGGAGCGCCGTCTGAATCAGACCCTGTCTTCACGACTGCGCTTTTGTGGCTGATTGATATTGGCGATCTCGATACTGCCGTGCCGTACATCCTGTTTGCCATCAAGCATGATATGAAGGTGCAAGACGACTACCGCCGCGACTTGCCTGACCTGTTGGTCGAAGAGTTGGCAGAGCAATTTGCCACCGGTGCCGATTTAAGTCCCGAAAATCATGCTGAATTGCTCGCCCTCTTGAGCAGTACGGATGGCGAGACAGGCATGCACACAATCAATCTGACGGACATCGTCCGCGCCAAATTTTTCAAAGCATGTGGCGAACGCGCTGAAGAAGTCGGAGACGTGCAGGGTGCCGTAGGCTACTACGAATCCGCTTTGCAGTATTCCGACAAAATCGGCGTCAAATCCCGTATTGCCGCACTCAAAAAACAGCTTGAAAGCTGAAATCTTCCCCCCGCCGGGCGCAAGCCTGCGGAAAGTCCTCCCGATTAATCGCGGACGGCCTTATCCGTAAAAGCCTCTGCGCCTCTATTCCGAAGCCCGCCTGAACATCGGGCGGGCTTCTTCAGTATGGATACAAAACATGACGATGGTTTTCGCCGATAACCCCGACCAAGGGCGGCAGGAATTCGACCAATCCGAAATCCGAAGCATTCCGTTTTTTCCCGTTATTGACTTAACAAACTTCCGCGAAGTCATGCGGATAGAGGCGAACATATCCAGTTCGCGCGTATATCACGCTGCCCTTGAAGCCGTCGCACATGTCAACGGACAGCTTAAAAAATACCGTATTTCAGCCGTTCAGGTAGGCAAATCCACGCTTGCCGAAACTGGCGATTCAGACGACGTTATCAACGGCGAGTCCGTGAAAACCATCCACTACCGCCGCGCCGTCTATTGCTATGCCAAATCCCTACTGTTGGAAAAATACGCGGATACGGAACCATCAGGGAAAGCGGGCGAACGTGCCGAAATGAAGCAAAGTCAGGCGGAGGACTACCGTCGCGAAGCCCACTACGCGACCGCCGCCGTCATGGGCGAAAGACGCTGCGATGCAGAATTAATCTGAAATGGAATACATAACGCAAGAAGGCGACACCGTCGCAAATATCGCATGGCGGCACTATGGCACATCGGCAGGGCATACCGAGCGCATCCTGACCGCGAATTACGGCTTGGCCGCCTACCCTGCCCTGCTGCCCGCCGGCATAAAAATAAGGCTGCACGAAGCAGCGAAAAACGAAGAAATACAAGAAAAATCTACCCTGAACCTATGGGATTGAAACGTTATGACCCACGATAAAACCACCACCGCCGTCAATGCCGCTGTTATCGTCATCGGAAGCTACCATGTCCATGCCTCCGTCGCGTTCGGCGCGCTAATCGGCGCATCCCTGTTTGTCCTAAGCCAAAAGGCAGAACGTCCGATCAATAAGGCTTGGTTGTTTGCCGTGTCCTTTGTTGGCGGTATTTTTGGTTACGACGGAGCGGAAGACATTGTTAACTGGCTGCTCCCGGGCGATGAGTTACACATCAATAGCTTTACTGCTGCCGCCCTCTTTTCTGCCGGTTTGGTATTGGGATTGCAGCGAATCATGCGCCTGATTGACCAAGGTCGTCTGAAAAACACGGAATTGGAAGAGGAAAAAGAGGTATGAATACCGTCCAAACCACCGCCATCATTGCTTTATCCCTGACCGCTGCCCTGAGAATCATCATGTTTGACGCGCGCGGCAAGACGCATAAGCCGTTGAGTGCGGCAATCGCCTATCTGTCTATCGTGTGGTTTTGCAGTCTCGCACTGGCCGCCGCCTT